GTTATTGGGGAGAATGTGCGAGGTATTACTTCTATCCAAGACGGCATGGTATTCGAGCAAGTGTGTACTGACTTGGAAAATAAAGGTTACGAAGTCCAACCGTTTATTATTCCAGCTTCATCAGTCAACGCTCCCCATCAAAGATACAGAGTATGGATTGTGGCCCACTCCGAGAGCATCAGGTCAAGAGAAGTTAGACACTCTGATCAAGAGAAAGGGGTTGAAATCAGCTCTTCAACACAATTTAACAGCATCTGTGGAGATGTGGCCGACTCCGAACACGCGAGACTACAAAGACTCGGGCAAGAACACGGATTATCAAAAACTCGCTCGAAAATCAAAATTAGCTGGGAGAGTTGGTGGGACACTGAATCCACAGTGGGTAGAGTGGCTGATGGGTTACCCAGAAGGGTGGACAGACTTAAAGGACTAGGAAACGCTATAGTTCCAGCGATTGCTTATCAGTTAGGTCTTGCTATACTTGAGGCTGAGAACTATGAAAAATAACAAATATAAAACATTAGAATTATTTTGTGGTACAAAAAGTTTTAGTAAAATCGCAAGAGAATATGGATATGATATTCTAACTTTGGACTTCGCCCCTGAATACGATCCTGATTTTACCATCGATATTATGGATTTTGATATCTCAATGCTCGGAGGGTACAGACCTGATATAATATGGGCCAGTCCTCCCTGTCAAAAATTCAGCGTGCAAGCACTAGGTCATAATTGGAATAAAAGCAGAGATAATATATTCACACCTAAAAATACACAAACCATAGAGGCTATGGAAATCGTTAAAAAAACAGTCAAGATAATTCAAGAACTTAATCCTAAATATTTTTATATTGAAAATCCTAGAGCGATGCTAAGGAAACTAGATTTAATACCTTATCCTTTCACCACGGTGACTTACTGTCAGTATGGATTCAGAAATATGAAACCCACGGATATTTGGTCTAACAATTCTGACTGGCAGATGATAGCAAAGAGTTGTAAGGCTGGTATGAGTTGTCACGAGCCTGCACCACGGGGTTCAAGAAGTGGGACTCAGGGCATTAAAAACAGTAAATTAAAGGGTGTGATACCACCTGACTTAATAAGAGAAATTCTAAATTATAGTAATTAAATACATAATATAATAATCTTGTAAGAAGTTTATTTTTACTGTATAAAAAAGGTATGCCAAAAATAGTAAAAAGAACTGATGAAACTGCCAAGCAGATAGAAACTCTGTCAGGTCTTGGATTAACGCACGAGCAGATATGCTCGGTGATAGGCATATCTAAACCCACTTTGTATAAATATTATGAGGCTGAGGTGAGTTCCGGGAAGGCCAAGGCTATCGCTAAGGTGTCTGAAAATCTTTACAGGATCGCCACAGGCTCAGGACGAGGTAATATCACTGCGTGTATATTTTTCTTAAAAACTCAGGCTAAGTGGAAGGAAACAGAGGTTAGAGAAATAAATGTCAGCACAGATGAGAACGACAGATTCAAAGACATTATTGAAACATTACGAGAGTCTAAGCTATCAAAAAAAGGTGGCAACGAGTCTCTTAACTGATTGGTACGAGAAGGCAAGGCCCAATCAGATTGTCGTTGATGACAACGATTATAATATTTATATGTTTTTAGCCGGACGGGGATGGGGCAAAACATTGTCCGGGGTTATGGATATTATTCAATACTGTCTCCTTAACGATAATGTTGTGTGTGGTGTAATCGCCCCGGTATATTCTGACTTAAAAAGGGTAGTGTTTTCAGGTGATTCAGGATTTTTAAAAGTCTTACCAAAAGAGATATTAAGTGATGTCGGGTATAATAAATCCGATAACGAGATATTTTTTCATAATGGTTCAAGGATTATAGGCTTCCCGGCAGTTGAGCCGGATCGTTTGAGGGGTGTTCAATTTCACCGGGTGTGGTGTGATGAGTTAGCCTCGTGGCGATATAGAGAAACCTTTGATAACTTGATGATGGCGCTAAGGTTAGGCCAAAACCCTAAATGCATTATCACCACGACTCCTAGGCCCACTAAATTAATAAAAGAATTATCGAAAAGAAATGATACTAAATTAATCACAGGCTCTACCTTTGATAACATCGATAATCTAGCTCCGAGTTCTATCGCAATGCTAAAGGAGAGATATGAAGGCACGCGAATTGGTAGACAGGAATTATATGCAGAAATATTAGAAGATGTTGAAGGTGCTTTATTTAATTATAAAAACATAGAGGAAAATAGAACTCCTAAATTTCCAGACCTCGAAAGGATTGTCGTCGCGATCGATCCAGCAGTCACCTCGAATATTAACAGTTCTGATGAGACAGGAATCATTGTTGCCGGGAGGGATAGCAATAATCACTTCTATGTTTTACACGATTCGAGTCAAATCAGCAGTCCTGACATATGGATTAAAGAGGCTATTAAATTGTATAATCAATATAGTTGCGATAGAATAGTTGCAGAGGTCAATAACGGTGGAGACTTGATTGAGAGATTATTACGAACACAAAATGAAACTATCCCTTACACCAGTGTTCGTGCGAGCAGAGGAAAAAATGTCCGTGCAGAACCTATCTCGGCCTTATACGAGCAAAACCGTGTTCACCACATAAATGTATTTAAAGAATTAGAAGAGCAGATGACACAATTTACAGGAAATAAAAGTAGTGAAAAGGATGACAGGGTAGACGCGCTGGTGTGGGCATTGACAAGTTTGCAGTCGTCTGGTCGAGCAGTTTTCAGGATAAGTTAAAATGGCACTACTAGATTTTTTTAAAAAACCTAAATTATCACTTCAAAAAAAAGAAGCGCCGAAGGTTATGATAAACAGAACATCACCTTATTCAGCGCACAGTAATAAAGATTATAAAGCACTAGCGAGAGAGGGATATTCCGACAACAGTATCGTCCACAGATGCGTGCAGTTGATCGCGAACAGTTCTAGTGCTGTCGATTTATGTTTATATCAAGGCGAGGAGAAACTTGAGTCCCACGAACTCCTGACTCTACTCGATAGACCTAACCCCCTTCAGTCAGGTGTGGAATTCTTCTCTTCGCTGTATGCATATTTAATGATTTCCGGGAACAGTTATATTCTGCGCGATACAGAAACATTCACACCTCCAAACGAGATGTATCTGCTGCGCCCGGATAGAATGAAAGTTAAATCTAACACCTCGATGATACCCGAGGCATATTGTTATATCATAGATGGAGTGACAATAAAGGAGTATAAGGTAGATGGAACAAACGGTCAGTCACAAATCAAACAGATTAAATTATACAATCCACTCGACGATTTCTATGGATTAAGTCCACTTAAGGCAAGTGCTTACAATATTGATCAGCATAATCTCGCTGGCCTTCATAATGTTGCACTTCTTAAAAACGGATGCACACCTTCCGGTATGTTAAAATTTGAACCGACTGATGAAACAGGAAGTAGCACGACATTGACGGACAGTCAGCGCGCACAACTTTTAGAAGATTTAGAGATGAGATTCCAAGGCGCTAATAATTCAGGGAGGCCATTACTCCTCGAAGGAAACTTTGAGTACACACAACTAGGATTAAATCCTAAAGATATGGACTTCCTTGAACTTTCTAATCTGTCTGCACGCGAAATAGCGCTGGCCTTCGGAGTTCCAGCACAGCTCATCGGAATCCCGGAGGCAAACACATATTCTAATATGGAAACAGCAAGGCTTGGATTTTATGAAGAAACTATTATCCCGCTCCTACACAGAGTCGAGTCAGATTTAAATGAATATTTAACTGTCCTATACGACGGCAATTTAAGATTAAAGTATGATATTGACAGCATTCCAGCTATGGCTGAGAAAACTAAACAGGTTTATGAAAACATTATAGGTGGTGTCAACGCTGGGATATTAACTAGGAATGAAGCAAGGGCCAAGCTCGGACTCGAGGCTGTCGAAGGTGGTGACGAGTTATATGTTAATTCTAATCAGTTCCCGATTGGTGAAACGGAGGACGATGACTCTAATCCTGACTCATCTGATGAAGATGAAAAGATGTACGAATTAATTTATGGAACGAAAGAGGAAGTAGGCGATGATGAGTTCACAACCGAAGCAGAGGCACAGGAGAGGGCCGACGAAATAGGATGCGTCGGGACACACTCGCACGACACCCCTAAAGGCAAGATATATATGCCTTGCAGAACACACGAAGATTATGTTAATGCTTTAGCGAACACCGATAAGGCTCTGTCTGATATCGACTTAACACCGACTGAATCAATGTCGGAG